ATGAAAGGTTACATAAAAGACCCAGGAGGTTCAAAGGTAATTTCTGATCCAGGAGGAACAGGTGGGGGTCCATTATTACTTGATCCAGGTAATGGAGGCACAGGATTAAAAATAGAACCAGGTGGACATAGAATGAATGAGCCAGGTGGTGGAGGTTTAAAGAATAATACTGATCCAGGAGGATGGTAATTATGTTATTATCCTCTAAAGAATCACAGGAACCTGGTACAGGATGGAAGTTATACGATCCGGGGACAGGAATGGGTAGTATTTTCGATCCAGGTCCAGGCGGGGGATATACAAAAGATCCAGGCGGCGGAATGGGTATGTATGATCCTGGAGCAGGTGGAGGATACACAAAAGATCCAGGCACAGGAATATAAAAAAAAAGAGAGCTAAGCGCTCTCTTTTTTTGTTGATGAAAATTTGTTAATTTTTACCGTTGCGATTGGAAATGTTTTCTACTACAATCGACTCATAACAACTCTTTTTTCTCATTTAAGAATTGCGTGTAAAACTTGAGTTGTTTACAGAACTGTTCTCGTTGGGATTCATCCAGGCCTGCGAAAACCGTTTGAATTTCATCGAGAACATCCTCTAATTGTTTTTCACTTGTCGTGAATTTCCGACCCATTAGTGTATCGACAGAGATATTAAAGAATGACGCGATACGGTCCAATGAATCCAAATCCGGCTCATTAAAATTAGTTTCCAAATTACTAATTTGGCTACGGCTTAATTGGACTTTATCGCCGAATTCAGCTTGCGTTAAAGCACGAGAGTTCCTAAATTTTTTTAAATTTTCTCCAAATGTATTCATGTCTTTATTATAAATAAGGCATTATTTTTAGACTATATATACCAAGTAATTTGTCTTAAATATTATATTTGCGTGGTTTTTTGGACTTAATTTAAAAATAAACTAGAACAAGTGTTCTTTTGATGGTAAAATATTCTTAGTGAAGAAAGAATATTAGAAAAAAACTTTCTCAACATGAATTGACTATAAAAGGAATGAAGATTCTAAATCTTGTGATAAACTGATTTTAAATATAAAAATAAGAACAAAAAAGACCCATAGCGCAGCAAAAGTAGTGTGCAGCCACTCTTATGCTGTTCCCCTAACACGGTAGGGAAAACGCTTGCCATGAGTCAGCACAAGTATAACATATTAAACTTAAAAAAACTTAAATGGTATAGTTTTTCTATTGAGAAAATTCAGGGAAGGTGTCTCGCGTTCAAAGGAGGCTTCGTTATGAATAAAGTATCTGGTTTAGGCGGTATTGTTTTAGATGATGAATTAAATTCAGTAAAGCTTTCAAAAATCACAAATTTATCGCAATCAAATTTATGGAAAACACTGAACGGAAAAGTACCTATGACTTTCGCAAAGTTAGTTAAGATATTAAGTGGTCTTGAATTTGAAGAACAGAAGATGGAATTAGTACAAGAGTTTTTAAAGTATACAGATAAAGAAGCGGATATAAGAACTGCAATGTATTATTTATATCAGTCAGGTTATACGGAATTACTTCATGAACTTGTTGAGAAGAATTATAAACAATCTGTAACTAATAATTACAGAGATATATTCCGAGTGTGTTTAGATAGACAAACTCAATCATTGAGATCGGGAACGTTTCTTAAAGAAATCGAAACATTACGTACAAAAGTGAATTTAAATAAAACAGGTGTGAATATTCTCGTGAATACCTTAAGCGTATATGGTTATTTTGATTTAGGGGCATATAATGTATTAACTGTTCTCCAAGGAATTATTCAAGAGAAAATTGATGAAATGCCAAAAGGCTTAGACAAGACATTGAACGAAGTAGAATTAAATATAATCTGTGCATATGCAAGTTTAATGCAAGACGAAGTAAAAACAGCAAGGGAATTATTACTGCATGTACTAGATAAAAAAGAGATTCCACGTTTATTGAAAGCTACAGCACTTAGTATTTTTGCTGAGAGTTATATTTTCAGTAATCCTGATAAAGCATTGTATTTTTTTGAATTATCGCTTTCAGAATTAAGAAAGATCAAGAATAACAAATCATTACTAAAAAGAAAATTAGTGGAAAATACAGCTGCTTTCTGTTGTATTATTCATAATATTCCTGTAAAATTAGAATATATACATGACGACGCTGAAATTGCGTTACAGTGTATTCGCCAAAACAAGAACAGTGAAGCTTGCAAAATATTAAATCAAATCAGCAATCGGACTGCAACTCAAGATTTTTATTTGTCGATTGCGACGAATGATGAAGAATTGAGAAGAAAGGCATATCATCGATTCTTAAAGGATGGAAACTTATTCTACATAAAAATTTTTGATATCTTAAAGTGAGGGACAGTGAGAATGAAAAAATTAATTGCTAGTGTAGTTATTGCATGTACGCTCGCATTATCGGTGTTATCGATTAGTTCGGTAACAACTAAAGATAATCAAGCGACAGAAAAAGTAAAAGAAGTACAACTAATGAAAATGGATCCAGGTACTTTAGGATAATAAATAAATGAAAATGCCATTGCATCTAAGGATGCAATGGCATTTCGTACGTTTAAGTGGTTATTCATTTTCTACATTTTGATATTTTTGAATAATTAAGGATGATGGGGGAAGGGTTAGATGGGGAATTTAATAAAAGAAAAAAATGATATGATGTTAGTTGAAAGTAAAATAGAAGCAGCATTAGAAAAAAAATATAAAGGTGATAAAGAAGTAATGAAGAAACTTGAGAAAATAAAAAAAGCGATGGTTAGCAAATAAGCTATCTATCGCTTTTTTCTTATAACTCATCTTTAATCATAGCTATTATTTCTTCTCGCTTTTTCGGATCAAGTTCATTAATTTGTAGCATTATTTCTTTAAGTTCGTCTTTTAAGTCTTTAGAATCATTTGAGTTTAAACTTTTATGTTCAGAGATTCCCATGATATAATCCGCTGAAACACCTGATAAACGAGACATCTTTTCAACGGTCTCTCTTGACGGATTTCTTCGACCATTTTCGTATAAAGAAATCATAGTTTTTTTTGCATCTAGAGCTTCTGCAAATTCACGTTGGCTCATTTTGAGAAGTTCTACTCGTATTTCTTTAATTCTAACGCCAATTATATTTTCACTCATTTTAATAATTCCTCCCCTAAAACCATTAACTATAGTTTATGAACCCTCTATATAGAATGTATCAAAAAGGTTTGCTACAAGACAACTAAAATTTTTTGAATAAAAGGGTTGCTTCAAGCAAACCATTAGTATATAATCAAATTAACCAAACAAGATGAAGGTGATAAAACATGATGATACTTGATACTGAAAAAGTTAAATCCCTGAGGACACAGTTAGGATATAGTCAAAGTGATGTTGCTGAAAACATCGGATATCGAAATAAATCGATTTACTGCAACCTAGAATTAGGGAACAGACAACCAAGTATTACTAAATTAGTGAAATTAGCAAAATTTTTAAATGTAACGACAGAAGAGATTTTGAAGGAGTCAGTATAAGTTGAATTATTTTTTTACCTAATAGTTTGCTTCAAGCAAACCGTTGAGTATCGTTACCTTTTATGTAGTATCTCAATGAAGTCATCAACTATACATAAAATAAAAAGGAGTGAAATTCATGTACCAAATTAAACAACTACCATTCGCATTGAAAGCAGAGGATATACAGGAATTTCTCAACATTTCTCGATCAGCTGCATATGCACTTATGAAGAGAGAAGATTTTCCGATAATTGTAATTGGGAAAAGTAAACGTGTTAAAGCTGAAGATTTCCTTAAATGGGTGGAAGCGCAAAAGGTTGGAGCGAATGCTAGTTAAAACTAAGTTTCGGAATTTTAACAAAATTACCGTTTGATAAATAAGGAGGTGATTTAGTGGAAGATACAACATCATTAGTCATATTCGCAATGTTTATCGCATGCAGTATATTGCTACTTTACATTACTTACGAACCGATAAAACGATGGGCTTGGAGTGACGTACAACAAAATAAAAAGACCCATGGCAGTGGGTCCTTTAAGAAAAAACACTTGTTATAAGTATATCACGGAAAGTAGGGAAATAGTACATGCGTTTAACTGAATATCAAGTGCTATTAACTAATAAATTCTGGAATTTAGCAGAGAGCAAGGATGAATTAAAGGAAATGATCGAACAGTATTTCAAAGTTGGTTATCCGCATTATGAAATTCAACGAATAATCAAAAGTGGACAAGCATATGTGGCAGTTTGTATCAGGAGGTAAATATTTATGGGAAACGTAGTAACCGAAATTGGTGGATTAAATTTCAAAGGTAATGTAGTAGATCATGAATGGTTTAATTACATCACTTTTAGTAATGGTAAGCCTCACATTGTAGCAATTATGGTACTGAGCGAAATCGTCTATTGGTATCGACCTACAGTTATTCGAGATGAATATACTGGCAAGGTTACTTATAAGAAAAAATTCAAATCAGATAAGTTACAAAAGAGTTATCAGCAATTAGCAGAAACATTTGGATTTTCAAAACTACAAGTTAAACGAGCTTGTGACTTATTAGTGGATATGAACTTAATCGTAATCGAATTTAGAACAATCATTGTAAATGAAATCACTTTAAATAATGTAATGTTCGTTGAGCCTATAGTAAGTGAAATAAAAAGCATATCAAGTATGTATCAACAAGTCGAAGAAGACCCTGTTGACTTTGAAGTAAAGAGGGTAATCACTTCAAAGTCAGGTACCTCTTCACATGAAAGTAATGAAGCTCCTGACTTTAAAGTAAAGACAAATACAGAGATTACTACAAAGAATACTACAGAGAATGTAAGTAGTAGTAGCATCTTCTCTTTCTACGAAAATAATTTCGGTATTTTAAATTCATTTATAGCCGAAAGTATTTCGCAATGGATAAAAGATACAAGCGAGGAACTTGTACAAGCAGCTATGGAACGTGCTTTGAAACAGCAGAAGAAATGGAATTATGCTGAGGGCATTTTAAAACAGTGGGTTAATAAAAACATTCGTACTTTAGCTGATGTGAATGCAGCAGAAATAGAGTTTAAAAACAAAGGTAAAAAAGGAGAGAAAAATAATGCAAGCGTTAGGAAAAACAGTAGCTTCATCGAAAAATACGATTTTGAGTAAATTCGCTCAAAGTTATGTGTTGTCTCCTAATAGATGTACAAATGTTTTCTTGGTCGGAAAAGACAAAATTAAAGATGTTTGTAATAAACGTTTACTTATAGATACAAAAACAAATGAAGAATTTTGTCCGCAATGTAGATCGGTAGAGCAAGAAGACCAACAACTTGCAAAAGAAACATTAGCTATTAAGAAGAAAAACGAAATTATTCATTTATACGATTCGTTTTCAGATAACAGCCTTATTAATCCTAAATTGAAAAAGGCGACATTTGATAGCTATGAACCACCTACAAAGGAATTAGCAAAAGCTAAAGAAGTAATGATGGATTTTGCTAGGAATTTTGATCCAAACAAATCAGAAAGCATTGTAATTACAGGAGACTATAGAGTCGGAAAAAGTCATTTATGCGTAGCGGCTACGAAAGAGATTATGAGAAAAGGCTATAGCGCAATGTTTATAGAAATGAACGCACTTTTTACAAAAATAACATCTACATGGAATAAAAATAGCGAATTAACAGAGGACAAGCTAATGTCTATTCTCGCAAACGTGGATGTACTTGTATTAGATGATTTTGGAGCTGAATTCACGGAAAAAGATGCTGAGGGAGTTACTTGGAAGAAAACGAAAACAAAGGACATTCTAGAACGAAGATTAGGCAGAACGAACTTATTTACAACAAACTTTGGAGTTATGGATTTAGCTGGAATGTACGGAGAGCGTGAGTTTAGTCGGATTATGGAAGATACACAAGTTTTGAAAATGAACGGTGAGAATTACAGTTTGCGAAATTTCAAAAAGGAGGAATAAACATGTGTGTATTATGCCGTAATACAGGAATTATTCGTAAAGAAATTTATCCGGGTGTAATTGAAACGAACGGTTGTAATTGTGAAGTAGCGAAGCAACAACAAGCAGAAAATGATAAACGTTGGCAAGCGTACTTAATTAAATTCGAGTCAATGAAACAAGAGCTACGACGTAAACAGCAACAAAAAGTTGGCTAATAAGAAAAAGGAGGATTTCAGTCGTATGAAGCCTACGAAAGTTGAAATCGATGTTACTGATAATAAAATTTATGTGGTTAAAAATGGTGAGGTTACTCCACTGAATCCTCCAGTAACAGGGTTTGGGGAACAAGTAATCACTTGGCAAGGTGGGAAAGTTGATCGTGTATCAACTACCATCACAGAAAAAATAAAATAACTGGGGATGCGATTATGAAGCAATTAACTATTGATGATGTTATGGGTAGTTTCAACTATGACGCAATAAGTACCAGTGAAAAGTTTTTGAATCCAAGCTACGAAGTGCATTTTTACGATAAAGAGGAACGGCAAAAGATGGATTGTTTTGATGCTAAAACTGAAGTTGAAGCTTGGAATGCAGCTATAGAAGAGCACGGAAAAGGTATTCAGAAGATTAGGATAACTAATTCAAAACGTACTAGAGCAGAATTTTTGGAACTAGATTAGGAGGGGAAATTGATGGCTAGAGTCAAAACAGCAATGCAATTAGAGCAATACACAATCAAAGCGCAACAACGAAAGTACATGAAAAAATCACGCCGTAACTTGTATGTAGCACTTGAGGAATTGGATTTAGTTTTTGATGAAAGCGAAGTAATCCGATTCCAAGAGATGTGGGAGGAAGGAAAAACTTTCATTGATATTGCTAAAGAGTTAGGACGACATCAATTAGAAATAGCAGCCTTGATTATGGATCAAGCTGATAAAAATAAAATCAAATCACGTCCAATGGGCCTAGGAGCATGAAAAAAGGAGTTATGAAATTAACTTAGGAGGAGAAAACGGTGGGGGATGAACAAAAGGATTTGATTGAACAAGAAGATGTTCTAATGATGACTGATGATGATTTTATGAAAAAGTATAGCAGGCTAGTTTATTACTATGTAAACAAATATTTTTCCAATATCGCTAAAGCAATTGAACAAGAAACAAATTTAAATATGGATGATTTAATTCAATCTGGAATGTTGGGGTTGGTCACAGCGAGAAGAGATTTTAAAACAGAACTTGGGTTTAAATTTACGACATTCGCTGTTCCAATAATACTTGGATATATAAGAAAGGCTGTTAGGGACTCGCAAAAAATTAGGATTACGAACGAAGTGTATGAAATCAAAGGAAAGATTTCTAGAATGAAACTTCATGATGAAGAAGTGGAAAGTATTGCTAAATTACTAGAAGTTAGCGTGAGAGATGTGAAGACAGCAAAAGAATTTAATCCTAGAACGATTTCACTTCAAACACCATTAAATAAAGAGGTGAACAAGGAGAAAGTCACTCTAGAAAATACGCTAATAGATAAAAAAACATCAATGACACTCGATAATGTTATTAAGAAAATGATAATCACAGCGTTCTTATCAACCTTATGTAGTAAAGAGAAATTTGTATGGGAATTACATGCTAAAAATATGACACAAGCTGCAATTGGCAAACGGTTAGGTGTAACGCAGACACAAATAAGTAGGATTTTAAAAGGGATTTATAAGAAAGCTGAAGAGTATGGAAATAAACATAGCTTACGTGATATAGGCAAGACAAGGTTTGAAAAAACAATTGAAAATCACGTGAGACAAAGTAGCCATGGGAATTGGTTGGATATAGCTGAAAGTAATGGAGTAAGTAGAGGAGCGTTTTGGTATAGATTGCGTGAAGGGTGGTCTTACGAGATGGCAGCCACACAACCATTAGGAAGTCAAGGGACAAGGAAGAATAAGCAAGTTATTTAGGAGGCAACATGGATAAGCAAAACATTTTGATTAATAAATTAATCGATAATCGTATATACAAGCTTCCAGACGGGCGTGATCTATTCGAGGGATCAATCGAGGAACTGAAGGAGCTAATAAAAGGAGATGGAGAGAGTGAAGGAAGCGATTAAGGGGTATATAAACCATTTGCAACAATCGGCAGCAGAAAGCAGAAAGGAATCAGACAAAGCGTATGACAATGGAGATTTAGGTTTATCTGGTTACTATCGTGGTCAATGGATTGCTAACGAAGGAACAGCGATTGCATTAACAACAATCTTATCTAAATACAAGGAGGAAGAACAATGAAATATACAGAGCATGGCACTTACGAAATTACTAAATTATTAGCAGAGGCGAAGGAGACTGAAGAGAATGGCAACTAAGATCACTATGTTCACGAAAAATAATTGTCCTAATTGTATGAGAGCTAAGATGTTATTCGCATCTTGTCCGGTAGAAGTCGAGATTACAGAAATTAATTTAGAGACACCTGAAGGTAAGGCGCACCAAGAAATTTTAGGAATACAAACAGCTCCTACTTTTGAATTCGAAAACGGCAATTTCATTTATGGTTTTGATGAAGGCAAGCTTATGAACGAATTAGGACTGTAGGAGGGATTGCGTGAAGAAAGAAACTGCGATGCAGGTGCAAAGCGAACTCGATGTAGTAGAGGATGAGATTCGTAAAATGGAATATCACTTGGTTGGATTGAATAACGAGAAACGGAAAACGCAACTTTCCTTGGAAGTGTTGAAGAAACAGAAAGAGAAATTGAAAAGTTACTTATAAGGAGCGGGATTTATATGGAATTAACTAAATTATATGAGGTACAAGCAGGTTTGAAAAAGCATATCGGATACAAAGGAAATGATAAGTTTCCGAAAATGATGCTTGCAATGTTAGTGGAGTTTATGGAGTGTGCGAACGATTGGCGTGGTTTTAAGTATTGGAGCGAAAATCCTAAGCCGAAAGCAACATTATTAGAGGAATATGTGGACGGATTGCATTTTGTACTAGAGACAGGATTAGACCTATTAGAATCTGATTTTATAAGATTTTTACCTAAATATTCAGTGGCTCATTGTTTGAAGTCAGAGAAGAATGAAACACACATTATCAGACAGTATAAACAACTAACTCATACCGTTTTATATATAGATCGTGAAGTTGAAAGTGAAGAAAATTATTTGGAAAGTGAATACGAACAGTTAATTGAACAGTATTTGTATTTAGGCAGATTGTTAGGGTTCACTGAAGAACAAATTGAACAAGCATATATGAAAAAGAATGAAGTAAACCATCAACGCCAGGAAAGCGGATATTAAGACCAAATTTGAATTTTGTACAAAAGTGAGGGATAAGGGATGGAACAATGTGAGTATTGTACTGGAAATTCGTATAAACGAAAGCCACTGATGCAAAACGGTAAAGGCGATTATTACGTCTCTATAAACAGTTGTAATTATTTAGAGGATAGTGAAGTTGGAGATAGAAACGTTAAGTTTTCTTTATTTGGAGAAAGAATAAATTTCTGTCCTATGTGTGGCAGGGAATTAAAAGAAAACTAAACAAAAGCGTTATTTGAAAATAAATTGGGGGAATGAGAAATGGCTAGAAAACAAAAGGATAAAATCGTACGAGTTCAATTTGCGGAAAATCATGTAATGATGTTTGGTAATTCATATAAAGCTTGGGAAGAACAACTGGATGAATACTTATGGTTATTAAAACGAGATGGGGAGCTACATTCCGTAAAAAGGGTAACTGTATCAGATAGCAAGTGGATTTCGTGGGGCGGATTGAAGTGGTGCCCAGAAGAAAGGTTTCAACATCATTTAAATCGCGAAGGGTGTCAATCTGATGAATTAGACAATCCGAATCCAAGACAATATAAAGATATGAATTTCTATGAAGATATTACTATTACAAGAAAAGTGAATAAAGCCGTGTCTAATTATAAAAAAGGGATTTATTAATCCGACAGAGGGAAATTGGATACTTAAAATCATAATAAAATAGTTATTCGAATAAGAAAAGAGGAGCGGCGATGAAGAAACAAAGATGGAGAAAAACAAAAGTTAAAACTTGTTACTTATGTGACAAGAAATTAAATATAAACCAGATCCGAGGCATAAATGATTGGAGTTATAAAAACAAAATTTTGTATTGGTGTGAGGATTGCGTAGAGTATTAAAACAAAATTCTTATTGTATGACCAAAAATAAAAGAACCCGTTTGCTATAAACGGATTCTTCTCTCAAGGTCTGCAAGAAATTCAAGGTAACTGGACCAGAGCACCATATTGAATTTCTTATGATATTAATGTATTCAAAGAAATCTAAAAGATGAATGGGAATTAAATAAAATCGTTATTTCATAGCAAACAAAAAAGAGCACACATGTAAGTATGCTCTTTAACAAGAAAGGTAGATTTCTATGAATGGATGCCTCCATACAATAACATATGCTTGTCCAGTTAAAAGGTAAAAAGTTTTTAAAGAAATTATAATTTAAATAAAAGAAACCCCGTTTATCTACGGGGCTTCTAAGGGTAAATGTCAAGTAATGACGTACTCGACTAATTAACCATATCATGAATTTATTGGTAAAAATACTGGTAAATGCGTCCAATTAGTATGGTCATCAACTTGAATAAAAAGGTTATTTTAGTTGTAGTTTAACAAAAAGGACCCGCTATAAATAGCAGGCCTTTTCCTAAAATGGCAAAGAGTAACTCTTACCTTACTCTTCTACTATATAATACACCATATTTGACTGTTTGTGTAGAAAAATGTCGAAATATGCAATATTTCATGTCGATTATAAGAAAACGAAGAAGTGAGACCGATAATTGAATAAAAACGCTATTTGAGTAGAAAAGGATGTGCAGTTTGAAATCTGAAGAAGTTAAACAGCTTATCACTGATTTAGAAAGAAGAGCATCCAATTTAAAACGGGTCCGAAATGGATTTTCAAAAATTCATAGTGAAGAATATCGTGATGGCGTCCATAAACAAATAGCTATTTTGGACCAGGTAGTAATGAGGTTGAATTGGATTATGAGAGATGAAGGTAATTAGTATAGAAATTTCATTTTGTAGAGAAATGAGGTGCTAGGATGAAAGGCTCTACAAAGTATCAATTATTAAAAGCTGATTTCGATCATGCTGTAAAGCAGCTTAAACAGAGGAATAAAGAAATTGAGCTTCTTAGAGCAAGTCGTGATTCATCTATACACGAATATCGCCAATTGTTTAACGAACGGATGAAACTTAAAGAGGAAATTGAGTTTTTAAAAGATGATGTTCAAATAAGGGATGAACATATTGAAAGACTCGAGAAGGAATTACAGGAATATAAAAGAGCAGCTAGCAAAGGCTAACTGCTCTACGAAAGAAACGTTAAGAAGGAAGTTCAATCATTAAGTGTTATTTATAGTATGGCCAAGATTTTGGGCTTTATTCAAGGAGGAATAAAGATTGGAAGATATAAAGTGGCATGAAGCAGAAGAGAATAATGATGGTATTAAGACAATTGCAATGATTGAACTTGATAAGAAATTAAAAGGTGTAACAATGTATGGATACAACAGGATAGTTGGTTATAACGGTATTTTAAAAGGTGAAAAAGTTCTCTATAAAGGAGAAGAATATACCGTGGTAATGGTATCGAGATTAGGGGACTTTGGTTTATCTAAAACAGGAGAATTGCCATACATTTTACGTGCTTGCCCAAAAGACGTTGTAAAAAAATAAAAGAGCGGCTAGCAAAAACTGACCGCTCCGTTTTGACAAAAGATTCCGGGCAGAAATCACTGCTAAGATAACTGCTTATGGTTAGTATGGTACAAAATCACGATTAGTATTCAAAAATAAAGAGCAGCTAGCAAAAGCTAACTGCTCAGGTAATGGAGAAAGATTACCATGTCATCTATAGTATTGACGGAATATTGAGTTTTATTCAGGGGAGGAAGAAAAATGGATAAGTATGATTTATATAGAAAACTGGACGAACATATAAATTTAGTTATTAATAAATCAGGAGCAACGGAAGAAGAAGTTGTTAACCAATGGTTGGAGTCAATTGAAGAAACAAATGAACAAATTAAAAAAATGTAGGAGGTAGAGAGAAATGCATGCATCAACTAGTTTCTTATTAGCATTATCTACAAAATTACAGGAGATCGCTGATAATACAGCAGACATGGAAACAGAATCGGAATTAAATGAGCTTATTGATAAAATCAATGAAAGTATCTAAAACTCAACAAAATAATCCTTTGGATAGAAAGTGAGGTTAAAAGAATGGAAGATAACGTAAAGCTATTAGGTGCAGATGGAATGTGTGGAATGGAGTTCACAGGAAATAAGGTTAATGTTTATAACGATGCAGGATACGTATTGGAAAGTATGGCAACAAAGGAGCATGTTCAGGAAGTTATTGACTTTCTTGAAGGTTGCAAAGAACTAATGAAATAGAAAGTGAGGCTGAGAGAATGAAAGCTTTGAAGAAAAGAAAAATTCGAAAAGCAATTGCTCGTCGTGCAAAAGATGTGGAAAAGTATCAAGTGAATAAAGCTTGGAGAAATATTTTTGTACAAGCTGGTATTTTAAAGTGAATGCAAACAGAATATAGTCCGGCTAGAAAACTAGAGGACACCAATTCATGAAAGCAGCAATTATGGCTGTTTTACGAATAGGTGTCCTTTTTATTTTGAAAAGGGAGATGGGGAAATGAAGGGGTTAAAGGATCAGTTACGTGAGTGGAAAAAGCAATCGAATCAAGAGAAAAAGAAAGCTAAAAAGAAACGAAAAGAGAAGTTAAGCACTCGTGATATTGAAGGGTTAATGGGAATCCATGGTCCGCGTTATGAACGTAGACGTGGAGCTTTAAGACAAAAGTAATTCAAAAATAAAAAGGAGTGGTCTTACATGACTAAACAATTATCTTTCTTACCAAAAATTGATAGAACAGCGACACAAGAGGAATTAGAAGGTGTGTTGGAAAGCGTACGTATACATAGACAATTTGGGATGATGCGTAAAGAAATGAAAGTCACTCCTTCTTATGAAATACGTGAGCATGGTCCTACACATACAGTTGGTAAGCCATTAGAAGATGTTGCTATAGCAAATATTCAGCAAAGCAAACGAGAAGAGTGGCTTGAAAGAATGTCAGTACGTATTGATCAATTTCTAAATCGATTAGGGAACGGACGTGCAGGAAGCATTCAAAGAGATATTATTTATAAACGTTATTTAGAAGAAGAGGACGTATGTGATTACATGGTTTATAACGAAATCGGAATGTCAGAGCGTACTTATCGACGTTGGAAGTCCAAAGCGTTTTATAAACTTGCTTTTGCACTTGGATTAGAAGTTTATGAGACAGAAGAAACGGGAGGTAATGAATAATGAACTTTGTTCAACCGATACGTGATCCAGAGCAAATACAGCAGTTAAAAGAATATTTTAAGGAAAAGAGTTTACGTAATTACATTCTCTTTATTATGGGGATCAATACAGGCTTGAGAATCTCGGATATTTTGAAACTGAAGGTAGGAGATGTTAAAGGCAGTCATATATCCATGAGGGAAAAGAAAACGGGGAAGCAGAAACGAATACAAATTACCGCATCTCTTAAAAGGGAGCTTAAATGGTTTATTGAAGAAAGAGAAGATCATGAGTATTTATTACAAAGTAGACAAGGTAAGAATCGTCCTATCGGGCGCAGCATGGCATATAAGATATTAAGTGGAGCAGCGGCAGAGTTCGGATTAGACGAAATAGGAACACATACACTGAGAAAGACGTACGGTTATCATATGTACATGCAAACAAAGAACATAGCATTACTCATGGAGATATTCAATCATTCGTCAGAGAAGGTCACGTTACGTTATATAGGGGTAAACCAAGATGCAATGGATAAAGCAATGACTAGGTTTAAAATCTAAGCATTGCTTTTTCTTTTTGAATCTATACAGTTACTCATAAATTTCATACTGTGTAACTCAAAAGGGAAAGTTTAATTAAGTCAATGATACCAAGGGATTTGGCGAAGGGGTCAGTTACACACAATATAAGATATGGGTAAGTGAATCAAAAAACAATTTACAATCTAGGAGAAAAATGGTTATTCTTAATTGAGGATATATTAAAGGGGGAATTAAATTTGGGTATTTTCATGGATTTTTTAGAAAGAAATTTTTCCTTTGAAGAGATAAATAGGGAGAGAAAGTATTATTTGCAAAAGATATCAGAGTTACGGGGGAATCGTGATATCTTGGTTTTTGCATCAGATATTAATAAGGGACATGCACCTATATCAATTGACTACGAGGATTTATTAGCTATTAATGACCAAGTAAGCAATTTAAGTGGAAGCGAACTCGATATTATATTAGAGACACCAGGAGGATCCGGTGAAGTCGCAGAAGATATTGTCAAATTACTAAGAGAGAAATATGATAATATAGCGGTAATTGTACCTGGATGGGCTAAAAGTGCAGGAACACTTATTGCTATGTCGTGTGATGAGATATTAATGGAACCGGCTTCCGCACTTGGACCAATTGATGCTCAGATTAATAGAGAAGGGAAAGTGTTTTCCGCAGAAGCATTAATTAAAGGGATGGACGAGATAAAGAAGGAAGTTGTAGATACAAACTTTCTTAATCCTGCGTATATTCCAATATTACAAGGAATTAGCCCAGGAGAAATTCAAGGAGCACAAAATGCTTTGGATTTCGCTAAAGTTTTAGTTCGAGAATGGTTAGTTCAATATAAATTTAAAGAGTGGAACGTACATTCTCAGACGGGGCTTCCAGTAACTGTAGAAGAAAAACAAGAACGAGCTAATGAAATAGCTAATTGTCTTTGTGATCATAGTAAATGGTTAACTCATGCAAGGTCTATAAAAATACAAGACTTGGAAGAAATGAAACTTGTAATACATGATTATTCTAAAGACAGTGAATTAAATGAAGCGATTGGGAAGTATTATACATTATTAAGAATGACATTGGATACAAATATATATAAAGTATATGAAACAAAAGATTCTCAAATTTTCAAGTCGATTAATAATGGTGAGGTACAACAACCTCAAGTTCCTAATCAACCGGCATCGCTAGTTAAGTTTAATATGCCTTGCGAAAGATGTAATACAAATATGGTCATACAAGCAAATATAAATGTTTCTCAACCAATTGAAGAAGGAAATACGGCTTTTCCGTCAAATAATGTAGTATCTTGTCCGAAATGTGAACATCAAATGAATATCCTACATTTAAGGGAAGAGATTGAATCACAAACAGGTGGGGTTATAGTAAACTAACTATAATAGGGGGAATTAAGATGAAAAATTATGAATTAATTTTTAATGAAATTAATAAAGTGAAAGAAAGCTCAAAAAACGCATGCCAATATGATAAAATCATTAAAGAATCCGAAAATATAAATGAGTTAAGAAAGTTATCTTCAGCAATTAAAAATCCAAGACCCACAACATATTGTTTCTCATAAGAGTGCCTATTAGGCACTCTTTTTTTATAAGATAAGGTATTAACAGGGAATGTATAAGAGTAAAGGTGGCAAAGTGGCAGAGTCATGACCGCTTTTTGGCAGGAAATGTGCCGGTTGTTTTGGAATTCACGTGATATATTTGTATTGTGAGAAATGGCGGAAAACATTGCTCACAAAATTCCTGATAATTGAAAATGGATCGTCATAACCGGTGGCGATGGTTGCAGATGGGATGAACAGTTGTTTCTTGATTTCACATCCAACTGTAAATTACGTTATGCAAGCGGAGAAGGGCTTTTGCTCTTCTTCCAGTTACCTAATATTGCTGCAGCAGATGAATATAACGCCATTAGGTAATTGGGAGAAGAATAAAACTTCATTTACCGTAATTGAAGTGTAAACAAATAATTAATCATAAAGCATCCATTCGGGTGCTTTTTATTTTGGAGGATGAATGATGAAGGAAACAAAAACTATAGAGTTAAAACATACACATCCACACAAGATTGACGTGAATAAAATTAAAACACTAGATGATGTGATTCAGATTTTTAGACGTATGGAACTTCATGTTGATGATAAAGGATTAAAAGGAATTGAACATTTAATTGTGGAGGATGATAGTAAATGAAAGTACAAACAATAACAACTATTACTTATGATCCAACAGATGATATAGAACAAGCGGGATTTATGGAAATAAAAAAACTATTATTGAATACTGGTTTTAAATTAATAGATGTGAGTAAACCAGCATTGGGTAATGAAATAGAAGTTGTTTTTAAAGCGAGTATCGGTGAATAATGCAACCACTAACAGTACAAGAAATCATAAAACTATATGAGCAAGATAATATCATTAAGTTCTATAAGCATCCTTATTGGAGAAGGAACATTAGGATTAAGGCATTAGAGAGAGACAACAATGAGTGTCAGGAGTGCAAGCGCAAAGGTAAGTATAGCAAGGGTAGGAACGTCCATCACATCAAGGAGTTACGTGACAGACCAGACTTAGCTTATACATTAAGTAACCTAGAAACACTATGCATTCAATGCCATAACAAAGAACATAACAAAGAGAAGAACATAGTGAAGAAGCGCTGCACGATAGTTGATGAAGAGAGGTGGTAAGTGTGAGGAACGTTGACGGTATAATATCGGTAACGTTTATATTCATTATTTTGGTGGTGGTGGCTAAATGGATTTTTTAACTATTCAGGGTAACACGTATGAATTAAATATCATAAGACAAATAGAACGAAAGAAACCTAATGATCGTACAACTGCTGACACTTCTTTATATAAACAATTCAAGTCTGATATCTACACAACATACAAACAGATACGTCACATATGTAATCCAAGAGCATGTGAGAAGACTACACTTGAAACAGTAAAGAAAAGTCTACGTGAACATTGGTTAGAACATTATCTAAACATGTCATTAACAGAAGCTCACATTGTTATTGAATATGCTGAGTTATTCTTTGGTTTAGCTATAAAATAATTTAAGACAAAAATCCTGAGACACCCCCCGGTCAAAATATAGAAAAAATTTTGCTGGGGGACCGAGCAACGCGGGGGGGAGATTTGTCTTTTTATTTTTTGCTTTTCGCGCGCGGAACAGAAAAAAACGCATGTTATCTTGGCTTATAAATTAATAAATGAAAGTGTGGTGATACCGTGACAATCAAGAAAAAGAACTATGAATTGGCTTTTGAAGACTATAAAAATGGCATGTCATACGCTGATATTGCTACAAAATATGGCGTTGCTGAAACTACTGTCCGTGATACCTGGCGTAAGCGACATTGGAAAGATGCATTAAAAGAACATACTAACTTACGCGATAAGATTCGTGATGATTTGCTAGGTCAAATGAGGTCAAACGGTGTCATTCACGGACATTTTCTTGATTTAGTTGAGGATTACATGGCAATGTGGGATATCAAAAACAATTTGATTGCTGATATCGAAGAACGCGGTGTATCTGTACTAGGTGCAAATGGATTTATGAAGAAAAACGATAGCATTAACGAGTTGAACAAGACTAACACGCAAATGTTAAAGATTCTTAATGAACTTGGACTTAAAGCGGTAAGTGAAGAGGTGGACGACGATGATGCAGAAGTCTAATCTTCCTTATAAATATCACCCTTACATTAGTGAGTACATGTATAGTGTGGAAAGCGGAGAAATAAGGTCATGCAAAGAGCAAAAACAATTAATGGCCTTAGTTCGAAAAACTTTAGATGATCCAAATGTTTATATTGATGCAAAAGCTATTGAAGATAGTGTTAAAATTCCAGAGCCATATTTCCCTTTCAAACTTTACACTTGGCAAAGATTTGTTAATGCTTGCGTATATGGAGTTAGATACAAAGATAATGACCGTTTAGTTTGGAATCAGATCTTAATTTTAATGGGTCGTGGTGGCGGTAAAAATGGTTATGGTGGTTGGCATAATTTTTATATGTTGTCCAAACAGTTTGGAATTGATAATTATCATATCGAATGGATAGCAACTTCTGAACAACAAGCAAAAACTACATTTCAAGATGTTCGGAATGTAATTGACAACCCTAAAAATAGCGTTTTGAAGAAGTCTTTCAATACAACTAAAGTGTTAATTGAACATAAAAAGAACCGATCACATTTAAAATACAATACTTCGAATGCTAGAACGAAGGACGGTTTAAGACCAGGTTCGGTTTGGTTCGATGAAATTCATGAATATGAAGATTACGCGTCTATTAAGGTATTCCGTTCAGCTTTAGGGAAAGTAAAAGACGGTAGAACGTTCTATTTAACTACTGATGGATATGTCCGTGGTGGAGTTTTGGATGATATGAAAGAAAAGGCACGAATGGTTCTAAGTGGAGAAGTTGAAAATAGTAAGATTTTCCCCTTCATCTGCAAATTAGACTCTGAAGAAGAAGTCGAAGATATTGCAAACTGGGAAAAAGCCAATCCTTCTATTAGAGATAACACGGAACTATTCGAAACGATGAAAGAAGAATGGGCCGATTGTCAGACCAACATTCCAATGCATGTTGAATTCATGACAAAGCGTATGAACATTCCTAAACAGCTGTTTCAACATAAAATCGCTACTTATGAGGATATTCTTGCAACAGATCAACCTTTACCTGATGATTTACACAAATATGAATGTATTGGTGGTGTGGATTACGCAGAATTACGCGACTTCTGCAGCGTCGGATTGCTATTTAAACGAGATGGGAAGCGCTATTGGATTCACCACACTTTCATATGGCATCAGGCGTTAAAAATGCAAGATATTAACCAAGATATTATTGATATTGGTGTGGAAAAAGGACTCTTCACCATCGTCTACGATAAAGAAATTGAACCTAAACGTGTTATCAATTGGTTTTTAGAAAAAGCGAAAACATACGATATTAAGCGTATCGCGATTGATAAGTTCCGTTCAGTAGTCTTGAAACCTTTATTAGAAGAAGCTGGGTTTAACGAAAGAGTTGAGGTAGTACGACGCGGTCCGTATATCCACGCGATGTTAGACCCGTTAATCCAACATCTATTCATCAATCATAATATCGTTTTTCATGATGATCCTGTTATGCGTTGGTATTGTGGAAATATCTATGTGGACGAACTAGGAAATGGCTCAAAAGAATATAAAAAAATCGACCCTGTCAAAAGAAAAACTGACGGGTTTTTCGCGTTCACTCATGCCCTCAATTTCGATGGTGATCTTGAAGACTATGCAGTCGATTTAAACGATATGCAAGTATGGTCATTCTAAGAAAGGGGGTGAAAAAATGGGTATTCGTAATCTTTTTAATTTTGTTTTAGGTACAAGTGATAATGGGATGACTCCAGATGTTGATTGTAGCGTAATGACACTTAAAGCTGAAATTGCTTATAAAAAATTGTATGTTAACGCTGCTATTGATTTAATCGCTCGTAGTTTAGTAGCTTGTGACTTTGAATCTTATAGAGATGGCAAGTTAAAACGGCACTTAAACTACTATCAATTAAATGTAGCGCCAAATAAGAATGAAAATGCTCATGAGTTTTGGTGTAAGGTTGTCCATCAGTTAATTTATGAAAATGAAGCGTTAATTTTACCAATAGGAGAAGAACTGTGGGTAGCTGAATCGTTTCATCGTGAAACTACGAATGGTTTTGATGAGTATGTTTATAAAAATATTTCGATTAACAATCACCTCTTAACAAAAGAATTTAAAGAACGAGACGTTCTATATTTTAAGCTTTCTGAAGAGTCGATAAACAATGTTATTGACAGTCTTTATAACTCGTATGGGTTATTGCTCGCAAAAGCAATGTCTGATTATCGTGGAAACGGAAGAAAAAGATATCTATTCAAGGGACGATTCATGAATTCTTTAACAGATAAAGAAGGTAAAGCTGCTCAAGAACTGTTTGAAGAAAAAATGAAAGACTATATGGACCCTGAGAAAATAGCGTCAGTCCTTTTCCTACCCGATAACGTCCAAATGGAAGACCAAAGTAAAGATCCCCGCAATCTAGATACTAGAGACATTAAAAATCTCGCTAAAGATATGCTAGATTTCGTGGCAACTGCCTTCCACATTCCACCATCATTATTAAGTGGAATACCGGATCCAGGCTCGAAAGAACAACAAGGTGACCTTGACAATTTCATACTTTTCGCGGTTCGTCCTATCGGTGATCTGATTGTAAATGAATACAACAAAAAAATGTTTACACGAGACGAATATTTGAAAAAAACATACGTCAAATTCAGCATGGACAACTTCAAATTGTTTGATCTTACTAAGTTTGCTAATTCGGTTGACAAGTTATTCGCAGTCGGCGGCATGAGCATAAACGATGTGTTAGAACGATTAGGAAAAGAACAAATAAATGAAGATTGGGCTAATGAACGTTATGTTACTAAGAACTATGAAAGAGCAAGAATAAGCGGAACTATGGAAGGAGGTGAAAACGATGGAAATGGAAAAAATTCAACCGAAGTTCCTGATGATGGAGAATCAGGAGAACAGTAAAAAAGTTGTTGCTTATATGCATGGAACAGTTGGTGCTGGTTGGTGGGGCGATATTAATGCTAAAAAGACTCGCGAAATGTTCGATAACATTGACGCTGACGAAATTGAATTACACATTCATTCTGGCGGTGGTGATGCATTTGAAGGTATTGCGATTTGTAACTATTTAAGAAGTCATAAGGCTACAGTTACTGCTTATGTGGATGGCTTAGCTGCTTCTGCTGCTTCTTTAATCGCGATGGGAGCTGACAAAATTATCATGCCATCTAATACAACAATGATGGTTCATAGGGCCTCAACTTATGCATACGGTAATGCTGATTCATTAGAAAAGCAAGCAAAAATGTTACGTGATGTGGACGATGCATTGATTCAATCGTATAGAAATCGCTTTAACGGCGAATTTCATGAATTAGAAGCATTGTTAGACAACGAAACGTACATGACTGCTGAAACTGCAAAATCTTACGGTTTCTGTGATGAAATTGTAGATTCAGTAGATATCAGTGTGGAAGACGAAAAAGACGTTATTGAAGAACCTGAAGAAGAAGCACCTATCGAAAACAAAGGTGACAAACGTATTCAAAACGCTGAAAAATCAGCAAACTTTATGGCTTCATTAATAAAATCTATCAAACTATAGGAGGTACTTTACAATGGGTAAAGATTTAGAAAGCAAAATTGAAAATGTTCAAAATTTAAGCGAGGTTTTAGCGTCTGGTACGCCGGAACAAGTGGATAACGCTTTAGTACAATTCGCACAAGGTATTCAAAACGAAATTTTACAACAAGCTCAAGTTCAATCTAGCGACCAAGCTATCCTAGCTGCACGTGGTGGACGAGTTTTAACTAGCCAAGAAACAAAATATTATAACGAAGTAATTGCAGGTAATTCATTTGCTGGTACTGAAGCATTAGTTCCACCAACTGTTATTGAACGAGTATTTGAAGATTTAGTTGGTTCTCACGAATTATTATCTAAAATCAACTTTGTTAACGTTGGCGCTTTAACTGAATGGATTCTCAAAAAGGGTGACGTTCAAACAGCGTTCTGGGGCAAATTATGTGCTGCTCACAAAGAACTTTTAGATGAAGGTTTTGAAACAATTAACATGAACCAATATAAACTATCTGCTTTCATGCCAGTATGTAAAGCAATGCTTGATTTAGGTCCAGTTTGGTTAGACCGTTATGTTCGCACTGTATTAGTTGAATCCTTAAAAATCGCTTTAGAAGTAGCGATTGTACGCGGTACTGGTAAAGATCAACCTATCGGTATGATGAAAGATTTACTAAACGTTACAAACGGTGAACACGCTGATAAAGCTGTAACAGCTACTCTAAAAGATCTTTCTCCTTACACATTAGGAAACATCATGGCATTACTTACTCGTGACGGTAAACGTAATCCTGAAGATGTAATGCTAATTGTGAATCCAGTTGATTACTGGGCTAAAGTTTACGGTTACACTACACGTCCTAATGCAGATGGAACGTATGCTTACAATGTTCTTCCAATTCCAGGTTCATTCGTTAAATCTAACGCTGTTCCAAAAGGAAAAATGGTTGTAGGTATGGCAAAAGATTACTTCTTAGGATTAGGTGGAGCACAACGTTTAGATGTGTATGACCAAACTCGTGCTATCGAAGACGAAGATTTATACATCGCTAAAATGTATGCTAACGGTCGTGCTGATCGTAATGATTCATTCTTAGTTTACGATATTACTGGTTTAGTTGATCCTAATGCAGTAACACCACCAGCAGGTGAATAAGGAGTGATCCTTAATGGAAAATAATCAATCAGAGGTGACCTTAGTGTCACCTTTTGATTTGCTTGATGAGGTGAAAGAAGCGCTAGCGATTACATGGGATGAGGAAGACAATAACATCATAAAGTTGATAGATCGTTCCGTTTACTATATCAATGATTTAGTAGGCGCTGAACTTGATTTGAAAGTCAACTTATCCGCACGTGAGTTAGTTATAAACCGCATCCGATACGAGTATAACAACGCTCTCGATCAATATGAAACTAACTTTTATCAACCACTTTCAAGGCTGATTCTACATGTAGCCCTAAAAGAGAGGGAAGTGTAATGGCAATTGAACGGCATAGAAAGACTTACAATGATGGGATTGCTAGTGTTATGGAGAAGAAAACAATTCGAAATAGTGCTAAGAAAATAATCGGATACGACAATGTAGAGATTATCAAACTCAGATTTGCGGAACTTTCGTGTCGTGAAGTTGATATTCAACTGGTTCAAAGTTTTGGTAAACAGTTAGATATGAAGATTGAAACGTTGTTTGCTCCTATTTTAAAGAATAAAGATGTAGATAACTTAACTGTAAAATTGCGAAATGTTTCCTATAGTGTCATTAAAGCTGATCGTTCTAAGAACAATATGTATTTATATCTACAAAAGGTAGGTGGTCTTGATGACACTGAACGAACTGATTGAGAAGTATAATGTCAAACTGGTTGAGCATTTAGAATCATTCTTCAGTGGCGCTCAAGTTTACCAGGACATTGTACAAGAAGATGAGGCTAATCTATCCACAATTAATCATGTGGTGTTTGAAACAGGCGGATTCGAAAGGTCGGGCGCTGTAAATTTCAATCAAGAAGTAACTGTCTATTACTTTTCCGAGAATAGAGAGGACTTAGACATTTTACAATTGAGTTTTATGAGTTCTCTTAATAAAACTGGCCACACTTGCAATAAATCGCTCAAAGACAGGATGAAAAAGAAAGATACTGAATTCTTTGTGGATGTACTAACATTTGAATTGACGAGGAACATCAAAATTGTCTGCTAAGTTTAGCGTTGATTCGGCGCAATTTGAAGCGTATCAAAGGAATATTGAGCGATTACCAAACGTGGCAGAGAAGGTTATTAATGAAGGATTAAAAAAGAAAATATCACCTATCATGCAAAAATCTATCCTAGGACTAATCCCTATTTCAGATAGAAAGAAACCACATGCCAAATTATCTAAGTCTATTCAAGGAACTTTAAAAGAAAACCTTACCTTAACCTTAAAACCTAAAGCTAAATACGCTTATCTAGTGTTTCCTGATTTGGGTGTTGGTAAAAGTAAGGGGAATGATCCTGAAAGGTTTATGGAGCATGGTGTGGATAGAGAAACAAATAAGTCTGTTGAGGAACTAAACAAAGCCTTGATAGAAGAAATTAATAAGACATTAGGAGGAAATTAAATGCCTACAACTACTATTGACGTATTTGATGCCGTCGAGATTAAAAATGCAAGTGTACTGTTTAAAGGTGAATCAGTAACAAGCCCTTTCGGATGTATCGGTAAATTAGATGCGGAAACAGAAATCAAATCGATTGCAAAAATTTGCGGCGGTGTAACTAAAAAGAAAAAATCTAAACCAACACAATTAACTGTTAAAATTTCTGGGCACATGGAATTAAAAGTGGCTCGTAAAATTTTCGGTCTTAAAAACGAAGGTTTAATTGATAATGTGTACTCGTACGGCATTGAAAGTGTGGGGGAAGACTTCTCATTCGTCGCTGAAGAATACGACACATTTGAAGATAATAACCGTTTAATCGCGTTCCCTAATTGCTCTGCTGCTACTGGATTTGTTAAGAGTATCGAAAATGGAGCAGACGAGTTAGCTGAATTCGAAGTAGAAATTACAGCTTTACCTGATACTTATGGTGAATTCTATTATGAAGGTATTAACTTACCAGCTGATGTTCAAACAAAATGGTTAACTAAATTCGATCCTACTGAACTACGTAAGGTTACACAATAATAAAAAATATGAAAATACTTAGGGCGCTCTAGTTAGCGCTCTTTAATTTTGTCTAAAAGGAGAGATTTATATGTTAGAACAAATTACATTAGCGAACGGTGAAGAAGTAAAGGTAAATGCAAACTTAACAGCTTTAACGCTTTTCAAATTAGAAAAAGAAGGCATTATTGGTAAGTCATTCTTAGGAACGTTATTAACAACTGGCGGTACTCAAAACATTGATTTATTAGATGCTTTTCGTGTTGTTTATGCAGCTTATCGTCAAGCTACGCCAAGTGAATACATGGGATTTGAAGAATTCATGGAACAATACGAAGTCAACATGACTGAAGCGTTCGAAATTTTTGGCGCTGTTCTAGGGAAACAAAAAAATAAAAACAAAATGGCTCAAGGGTTCCAGGATAAAGCGAAAAAAAAGGCTTAAAACTTCCTAAATTCGAAATTGAGTGCGTCGTAGACCTATATAGTCTATACGTATTTATTTTTGAAATTTCGGAGAATGATTTCTGGAATCTTCCTTTAAGGGACGTTCAAAGGATCGCTGAAAACAAAAGTGCTTACGAAGGTTGGAAAGCTTACCTTCAAGAGAAGGGGAGTGAAAAATAGTGGCTGGACCTTCAAAAGAAACCGTAATAAAGTTTAGGGCTGATACAGCGGATTATAAAAAGAATATTAACGATATAAACCGCGAAAATAGAGCCTTGAATCAAGAATTAAAGTTGACACAAACACAAATGAAGTTAACTGGATCAGAAGTCGATAAACATGCAAATTCTCTATCCACACTGGAGAAACAATATGAACTAGCTAAAAAGAAGACACAAGAAACCGCTCAACAATTACAAAGAGCGAAGCAAGTGTGGGGAGAAAACTCTACTGAAGTAAAAAAGCTTGAAGAAGCGATGAGAAAAGCCCAAATAGCTGAAGCTGAAATGTCAAATAAGATTCAATTAACGACACAAGCGTTAAATCGTGCTAAACAAGCTGAAGCAGAACGAAATAGTGAATCTGCAAAGTCAAAGCAAAAGTTAAGTGAATTACAACGTACTGAATCTCTATTAGTAACAGAAACTAACAAATTGAAATCAGCTTTAGAAGAAGAACGTGTTGCGTTAGGGAACAGTATTTCCGAATCAGAAAAATTAGAAATGAAACAAAGACATTTACAGCAACAACTAGAATTGAGTGGGCGATCAGTTAAAAACCTAGAACAACAATTAACAGCCGCTAAAAGTGCATACGGTTCGAATTCAGCAGAAGTTAATAAGTTAGAAACAAAGTTAAATGAAGCTAGAACTGCTGAAATGAGATTGAAAAATGATATCGAACAAGCTAACACAGCATTAAAGGAACAGGCAAATGTAGCCGAAAAGACCGCTTCTAAACTGAAAGAAGTAGGGAATTCAACTAAAGAAATTGGCGAAAAACTATCTACGACTGTTACACCCGCTGTAGCTGGCGTTATGGGTATTACAGGTAAATGGGCAGCCGATTTCGATACATCACAAAAGCAAATCCAAGCATCGTTAGGTTTAACCGCTAAAGGTGCCGAGAATGTGGGTAAAGTAGCTGAAGATGTATTCTTAAATGGTTGGGGTGAAAGCTTACAAGAAGTAGATACAGCCGTAATGAAAGTATGGCAGAATATGAAGGATGTTCCTCTTGATGAAATGCAAAGCGTTACAGAAGGGGTTCTAGCTTTATCCAAAACTTTCGATGTAGATTTGAGCGAAACAACCCGTGGTGCATCTGCATTAATGACACAATACGGAATGACAGGACAAGAAGCCTTAGATGTTATTACGGCTGGTATGCAAGCTGGACTTGATAAATCAGGTGAATTTACGGATAACTTAGCAGAATATACACCGTTATTCAAACAGGCTGGATTCACTTCTGGTGAAATGTTAAACATTCTAAAAAATGGGTTAGATGCAGGAGCCTATAATTTAGATTATGTAAATGAACTAGTTAAAGAATTTGGTATTCGTGTTCAAGACGGATCAAAAGGTGTATCCGATGCATTTGGTGGAATGTCACAAGAAACGCAAAACTTGTGGAAAGAATTTGAAGCTGGGAAACGTCCTGCTGCTGAAGTGTTCAAAGCGGTCATTACTGAATTAAAAGGTATGGACGATCAGGTTAAAGCTACACAAATTGGCGTAGGTATTTTCGGGACGAAATTTGAAGATCTCGGAAATCAAGGTGTTTACGGGTTGATAGAAGCGAATGGGGAATTAGATAACACGGCCGGAAAAATGAAAGATTTGCAAAAAATCCAAGAAGACACGTTCGGTCAAAAAATGCAATCTCTTTACCGCGAATTACAAAAGGCTTTTGAACCTTTAGGTAAAGTGTTCCTTGAATTAGCAGAACAAACATTACCGGTTGTGGCGGATGCTCTTAAATCACTTGCTGATGCATTCAGTGGTTTATCACCAGAAACACAAAAGGCTATCGGTGTAGTAATAGCTATTGTAGGGGCTTTAGGACCACTGCTCTTCATACTAGGTCCGATTATATCCGGTATAGGTTCGGTGATCGGCGTTATAGTGACAGTGGTCGGATGGATAGGAACTGCAATAGAAGCAATAGGCGTAGTCGTGGCAACGATAGCAGCATTTGTCGGTGCTCCTGTAGCAGCGGTAGTTGCGGCAATAGCAGGAATTATCGCGATTGTTGTTGCTGTAATTGCTATATTCAATAACTGGGGCGGAATAACTGACTGGTTAAAGGAAAAATGGAGTGAGTTCACAACATGGATGTCTAATCTATGGAATAGCCTTTCTGAAGGTGTATCTGAAGGTTGGGGCAACATGACCACCGCAATATCTGAAAAATGGAATGCGATAGTCGAATACTTCAGTATAAAGTGGGAAGAATTCAAAACTGCATGGTCTGATTTTTGGACTCAATTTGGTGAGATAGCAAATCAACTGTGGACAGGGATAATCGAATGGTTCTCCACAACTTGGGATTCATTTATTCAAATCTGCTCTACGGCTTGGGAATCAGTTAAGGAAGGTTTCTCAATGTTCTGGGAAGCGTTGAAAATGATCGCTCAAACTGCCTGGGATATTCTTTTTGGAATCATAACATTCCCTCTACAATTAATCTTAACTGCATTCGTTTTAATGTGGGAATTGATAAAAGAGCCTGTAAATCAGTTTTGGGAATGGATAAAACCTTTTATTGTTGATTCTTGGAATGCAATATCCTCCACATTCACTGAATATAAAGATTTGTTATTTAACACTGTAACCGAATTGTGGAATTCGATCACGAACGCAACTAGTACAGCGTGGAATTGGATTACTAATATAATCCGTGAAGCATGGCAATGGATTACAGACACTATAAATGCGTTTCTCGACCCTATCAAAGTTAAAATACAACAAGGTTGGGATTACGTATCAAATATAACATCTCAAGCGTGGAACGCAGTTTCGACGTTTATTTCTGATGTTTGGAATAAAATTGTTGGGTATATTAGCGAAAAGATAAATAAAGCAAAAGATATCGTTACAAGTGGATGGAATTCTGCTAAAGATGCAACTACAAGTAAATGGAATGAAATTACTTCAGTTATTTCTAGCGTGTGGAATACTATAACTTCAAATGTAAGTAATGCGATAAACGCTGTAAAAAGCAGAATTGAAGGTACATGGAACACGGTAAAATCTATAACGTCAGGCGTTTGGAATAGCATTGTCTCTAATGTGACTGGAGCGTGGGATACTTTAAAATCGAACGTTTCAAGTGTTTTCAATTGGATTAAAGATAAAATCACATCAAATTGGGATTCTATCTCTAGTACATTAACCGCTATTTCAGCACCGATAAAAAGCGTAATCGGATTTTTCAAAGATTTATATGACGGAATTAGTAAGTGGATTGGAAAGGTTGTAGATAAAATAACAGGTGCATGGGATAAAGCGGGTAACATTTTAAATAAATTAAATCCATTTAGCTCATTCAGCATAAGTGTGGATGACAATACCGAAGGGCCGTCGTTAGCACCTCGTAGTTTTGCCGCTCCTGCTCTAACATCACCAATAGCACCGATGATGGCATTTGCGCCTACAACGTTTGCTAGCGGAGGAATTTTAGGTGATGCAATGTCAAAAATAAACGATGCATTTAGCGGTGGTGGAATGCTTTCTGGATTACCTAGCCTAGCTGGTAACGCATTAAATAGTACAGCTGGCGTTAATGTTATTAATCATCAACCACAAGAAATTAAAAACGAAGTTACTTTCCACACTGTTGTCAGAAATGATAGGGATTTAGATAGAACGTTTGAAAAAGCAGACGAATGGTTTGCTAAGAGAGGTCAAGCACTAAACATCGGTAAAGGAGGTTCTACACGTGCATGATATTCGGATAAACGATAAATTAGGACGAAACTACCATCTTTGCATGGTAGACCGTCCTAAAATACCGACTGCCAAAAAGAAAATTGAATTTATTGAAGTTGACGGAAGAGAGAATGGCGCGTTAACAAAAGAAAAAGGTTATGAAGATGTCGAGTTTACAGTTGAGTTTAATTTACTTGAAGATGAAAATATCAAACCTTTATTAAGAAAAATAAAAGCGTGGATAATGAGCGCTAAGATTGTTTCATTCACTGACGACTATGTTTATAGAAAGATAAAATCAGTTGAAATTGGAGATATAGATAATGAAATTGAGGAATATGGTAAATTCCAAGTTGCATTTAAATCCGATCCATATGAGTACGCTATTGAACAGCCAATTACAATAACAAACCCCGTTACGATTATGAATCAAGGTACATTACATTCTTTACCGAAATTAACGATTTACGGAACAGGAAATATAACAATACAAATCAACGGCATTTCATTCCAAGTAAAAGACGTTAATTCTTTTGTTATTGTTGATTCTGATTTAATGGAATGCTACTACAATACAACTCCTATGAATGACAAAATGGTTGGGAAGTTCCCTACATTTAAAGAAGGAGAAAATACGATATCGTGGTCAGGGAGTGTATCTAAAATCGATATAGAAACAAGGTGGCGATACATTTGATTACACTTTATAAACCTAACGAAACAGACTTTACCCATAATGGTATAGGTATTCTTGATAATAATATCTATGAAGCTGAAATTGAGGAAATTTTGAATGGTGTTTATACACTAAGGTTTAAGTACCCTCTCTTCGCTCCGCATGGATTAGAAATAGATGGACAATATTTAATCAAAGCACCAACTCCTGATGGAGATCAATTATTTCGTGTGGCAAATCCACATCCAACTAATGGTGAAGTGCAAGTGTTTTGTTATCACATTTTCTATGATTTAGTAGATAACTTTATCGAAGATACAAACATAGTAGGAAAAACAGGATTTGGGGCTTTAGATCAAGTTAAAGGTGCTCTACAATATCCAACTAAATTTGATTTTTATAGCGATATTGGGAGCATGGCGAATGCACGATTAGTTAGAAAAAACCCAGTAGAATTCTTATTGGATAATGGACAAGATAACTCATTCTTGAACCGTTGGGGCGGCGAGCTATTACGAGACAATTTCAACGTTCGAATGTTAGCTAGACGTGGTAGGGATCGCGGTGTAGTAATCCAACATAAAAAAGATTTATTAGGATATGAAGCAGATGTGGATTGGCAATCTGTTATTACAAAGATAATGCCACAAGGCGCAAATGAACTACTATTACCAGAAAAGTATGTTACTAGTCCGTTGGTTGATAAGTATGTTAATCCTAAAATTAGAAAGATTGATTTTCCTGAAGTTAAAGCTAAAATAGGCGATGCCGCTAACGATGACGATGCATTACCACTACCGGATGCATTGAACAAATTGCGTGCTCTTGCAGTGGCAATGTTCAATAATCAGCATGTAGATCAACCTTTAGCGACATATAAAATTAAATTCCAGGAATTATCGCAAACAGAAGAATATAAAGATTTAGCTGTATTACAACGTGTTTATATGGGTGATACGGTAACTGTGCAGCATTTAGAAGAAGGAATCGATGTTATAGCTAAAGTTGTATCTTATAAATATGATCCCTTGAACGATGAATATACTGATATCACATTAGGAAACTATAAAGAGTCATTTACTGATGTGGCTAACAAAGTAGATAGAATACAAGATAATCTAGACGGATTAGAAACGAGTTTCTTACAAAAAGCTAAGGATCGTGCTACTGATTTGATTAACAGTGGTTTTGGCGGTCATGTTCGTATTTATCCAGAACGTATCTTAATTATGGATACAGAAAAGGAATCAACAGCTAGAAAAGTGTGGCAATGGAATATCAACGGTTTAGGCTATTCTAGTCAAGGCATTAATGGACCATACGGTTTAGCAATGACGATGGATGGATCAATCGTAGCTGATTTCATAACAACTGGAAAATTAAATGCTTCAATGGTTCAAACTGGATTTAATGAATTTAGTAACGTAATTAAATTATTACCTGAGGGTTTAGAGTCGCGAGTCAACGGGAAAAGAAGAATGCAATTAGACTCCATAGGTAGGCTTAATGTATTTGATGATACCGAAACAATGATTGGTTTCCTGGGGTACCAAGGAAAAGCGGATATGCCGGGTAAAAAAGGCGTAAGCGTCGCTATCCGTCCAGGTAGGTTCCTGAGTTTGTCTGTCTACAATACTGACACAGACTACTATAATCCGTATTTTGAGATTGTAGATGACCCTAGTATGTATGGAATGAAAGGTAACCATATGTGGCAAAATTTATTTACTAACGGTTTTAAACTTGTCTTTAACAAAAGTAGTGATGGGATAGCTTATAAATATATACAAAAAATAAGTTTCTCTGATGGTGATAAATTAGCTTTAGTTTCTGATACTGGCATCGCTCTTTCTCGTTTGTCCGGAGATACTGCCATTAATATTTTAGGCATCAAAGACGATTACTCTTACTCTCACGGAACGTTTTACGCCAATGGAGGTATTGGATTCGATGGTTCGGGCACTAACCGCTTTAATAACGGTGTGTTTAAAACAAGTTCATCTTCTTTAGCTGTTAGTAGCGCAACGAAAACGATGTTATGTTATGCGGTTAATGGTAGTTTCTATGAAGTGTTCACTGTAACAGCTAAAAATAATTTAGATGCGTACGGTGAATTGAACATGCATAATTGGTCGATAGTGAATACTTCTGTAAATAGAACTTTAGTTAATAACAATATAGATCAACCACAAACTTTAGTTAGATCGTTAGCAACAGTTAACGCAACTAAAGAAATGTCTAGTGTAATGAGTTCTTCCGAAACCTTTACCCACATTGGAGAAGCTGAAACTACGAATGGACAAGTTCAGATTGATTTACCTATATTCTTCCAAAACGAAACAAGTAATTACCATGTTTTTATTAGTAAGTATGGACGTGGTGATATTTGGGTTTCTGAACGTAATGCAAAATACTTCATTGTTGAAAGCGATAATGATATTTCATTTTCTTATGAAATTAAGATTGTAAAAGAGGAAGAATTGTCAATTCGTCCTATGTTAGCGAGATCAGCAAAAGCAAGATCAAGTATCTTTGACATGGCCGGTGACATCCCAGAAGAAACTAGTGTGGACAACAAGATCAGAATTGATGAATCTGAGGACAAAGGAGAAGAAATCATTTATGAAAACTAAATTAATTCTAGACGTTAATAAAACACAACACGCTCAACTCAATTCTATCGTCACTGGAAGGGTAGGTGATAAAGCTAGTAATACCGTGGATGTATATGTTGTTGACGGTTTTATTCCATATAACCTAACTGGAAGTGACGTTTATTTCGAATGTGCTAAACCTGACAATACTTCTGTAAGAGATAAGAATGGAATCACTATGATAGATGCAGCGAAAGGACATTTCGAATACACATTCCCAGCACAAACATTTGCATCTGTGGGAAAATCTAAACAAGCGTATTTTACTGTGGAGAAGAATTCGACTGTAAAGGCGACAACTCAAGACTTTATTATCGTTTCATTACCTGATGCATTGACTAACAGAATTCCATCTAAAACTTACATTTCTCAATTAGATCAATTAATTAGAGATTTAGAAGCGATACAATTAGATGTATTAAACAGCGTAGCATATCAAGAAGCACATGACGCAAAAACATTTGCCGAACAAGCTAAATCAATTTCTGAAAGTGTACAAGAACAATTGAATCAAATTGTTATAAATGGTGATTCTTCCGTTGAAGCAGCTCAAGCGAGGGTAGATGAAAACGGTGAATCATTTAATACGTTAAAAGAGCGTATAGATAAAGGTTTTATAAATAATACTTCTCAAATTGAGATTTTATCGAATATTGCATATAACGTAAGAACATATGGTGCAAAGTTAGATGGTGTAACGGATGATACTATATCTATACAAAATACAATCAATGAACTATCGAAAATCGGGGGCGGAAAAGTCCTTATACCTTTTACAAACGAAGGGTGCGCTATAAAATCAGGTGAAATTGTAGTACCGTCTAACATTATCGTCGAAGGACAAAACACAAAAATTATTATTAATTCCGTAAATACAGTTAAAAATGTATTTAAGACTGATAAAACAAAAGTTAATAAAAATATAAATTTTAAAGGTTTACATTTTTATTCAAAAAACGATAAAACAAGAAGCAATGGAAGAGGGCAATTAGGTTCTAATGTTAACGCGATTGTACTATCTAACGTAGAAAACATTAAGTTAGAAAAACTAACATTTGAGAATTGTGAATTCGGCCTAAAAATAGATACGTATGGGAAACAAATTCATTTTGACAATTTAAGTTTTAATGGAACTTACCAACCTTTTTATGTATCTAATACAGATGTTATAACAGGTAGAACATTTTATTCGGATAGATTGGGTATGAATAGTGGATTTGATCATCACATTTATATTAATAGTGCAACAACAAATTTAACTATAAGTGACATTAAGATGATTGGTAGTAATAGTTATGCTATAGATGTTAAAGATGATACGGGAAATGCGCCGCCTAAAAACATAATATTTACTGATATTGTTTTAAATAGTGGAGGTGGATTAATTGTATCTGAGCAAAAAGCAGATGTTACAATTTCAAATGTAATAGTTACAATAGACAAAACTCTTACATCAAAAAACATATTTGCTAGTATAGAAGACGGGAAACTTAAGGTCTCAAACTTTTCTGTTTCTGGCGGTGGAACATTAATATCAGGTCTGAATTCACCTAACGGTATCATTATACTAATAAATGGGATTGTAGACAGACTTTCAACAAGGGTAGTATTAGCTAATTCGCTAGGGTATGCAAAGTTAGATAAAGTAACTTTTTTAGATGTAATCAGTGAAGAGGGAGTAGCTATATTTAACCACACTGGTTGCTGGGTTACTTTACTTGAATTTTATGACTGTCATCTTACTCTTATATCTCCGAAAACAAATGACCCTATATCACACAGAGCAAACAATACTAGATATTTCAACTGTACGTTTGATATAAAAACACAAACACCTTTACCGTATGTAAGTTACACATATGAACAAGCTCGAAGTATGTTTAAAAACTGTATCGTTTCTGGTAATTTTACTACTTTCGAATGGGTTAATAGTAATGGTAACGTTGTATTTTTAGATTGCGTAGATGAAAGAGATAATTCTATATTTAACACTAAAAGTGCTATAAAGAAACTATATGGTGTTGGATCTCCAGAAGGAGTAATAACTGCAAAAGTCGGAAGTGAATACATTCGCTCCGATGGAAGTACAGGAAGTACTTATTACATTAAAGAGAGTGGCACAGGAAGTACAGGTTGGATCGCAAAATAGAAAAGTTTTTTTGAAAATATGTCCATGTAATATATGTATATTGTATAATTATGTTAAAAATTAATTTATATTAGGGATTGGTGTAAATGGAAGAGAAAATAAAAACTGATTTATACAGATATACTGGTAATAGCTCAAAAAAAACATTTTTTAAAAATTTAATAACTAATGAAGGATTTAGATACACTTATATTTTAAGAAAGTGTCAGTTTTATAAAGGTAAAAAGATTCGTAAGTTTCAATATATATTTTGGAAGATTTTATTAAGAAAATACAGATATAAATATGGATATGAAATATCTGATGCAGTAAAAATCGGAAAAGGCCTTTATATTAATCATCTCGGAGGTATTACCGTCAATCCTAAAGCCATCGTTGGTGATAATGTTAATATTACAAAAGGCGTTACTATTGGACAGGCTAATAGAGGGAAGAAGCAAGGTGTTCCAATTATAGGGAATAAAGTATGGATAGGAGCAAATTCTACTGTAGTAGGAAACGTTAAAATTGGAGATAACGTATTAATCGCTCCGAATACTTATGTTAATTTTGATGTTCCAAGTGATTCTATCGTTATAGGAAGTCCAGCGAAAGTCATTGAAAACAAAAATGCAACAGATGGATATGTAAATAATGTTGTTTAACAAAAACTAATTTAAATTATTATATTCGAATGCTATTTTAAATAAAAATACGGCTTTTATAAGAAAAGAGGGACAAATAGATGTCTCTCTTTTTATTTTGAAAAGAGGTGGTCAAAGTGGAGGGATTACAAGAAGTAAGAAGTGATGTTCAAGAAATCAAGCAAGATATCAAGGACATTCGTTTAGAAATTAAAAGTTTAGAAATACGAACAACAGGTAACGAAAAGGACATTATTAATATCAACAAACAGTTAGATAAAATCAGTGCCAATACTACCTGGATTTTACGACTTATAGTTGGTGGCATTGTTGGTGGCATTCTCACTTTCTTAATGAAAGGAGGTGGTATGTAATGGTGAGTTTAGCTGTAATGATTGGAATTGTAGTTGGTCTTTCACAAATCGTAAAAACAATTGGACTACAAACAAAATATATTCCGTTATTGAATTTAACGCTTGGCATTGTGCTAGGCGTTTTATTTTTGGATGGAGATATCAAAACAAACGTATTTCAAGGAATCATCATTGGTCTATCAGCAAGTGGATTATTTGACCACACAAAAATTATGAAAAAGGATGTTGATTTTAAATGAAAAAGACAATGAAACATATTACCTCGTTCCTTGTGATTCTAGTACTTGCCGTTTCGTTTGCTACAAGTGCTTTTGCTGATAGAACTCTTATTATTCCTGATTTACCCAAACAACCATACCGTAATGGTGTTGGTGCATATGAAGGCGTTGTGGCGCATAGTACAGCAACTCCAGAAGCGCCAGCTATTAATATTCAAAAATATGAGTCTCGTACATGGCGTTCAGCATTCGTACATTATGCAGTTGATTGGAATGAAATAATTCAAATTGCTGATACGAAATACATTGCTTATGGAGCTGGACCAGGGGCGAATAAACGATTTGTTCATGTGGAGTTATGTGAAACAAGAGATTATGAGAAATTCAAACGAAGCTATGATAAGTACGTTAAGTTATTGGCTAAAATCCTTCGTGACCGTGGAATATCAGTAGAAAAAGGACTGTGGACTCACTACGATGTGACGAAATATCTTAGTGGTACAGATCATGAAGATCCACTTGATTACTTAAAGTCTCATGGCGTTTCAGAAGCTCAATTCCGAGCTGATGTACAACGCGCATATAATAACTCTAGTGTGGAAGTTTCCGTTCCTAATAAGCCATCTAAACCAGCAGAAGTTCCAACGGCTGTAACAGATGGTATTGCTTATATTGAAGGTTATAACGTGAATTTACGTAAAGGACCTGGTACAAGCTATTCTAAGATTCGTCAGCTAAATAAACCGGAATCTTATGTTGTATGGGCTGAAAAGGATGGTTGGTTAAATCTTGGTGATGAACAATGGATTAAAAATGATCCATCTTATGTGAAGTTTAGTAAGAAAAGCACAGTAGATTCTTCTATCGTAGGTAAGCGCGTTGTTTCTAAAGTTAATAACCTACGATTCTATGATACTCCATCTTGGCAGGATAAAGATGTGGCTGGTTCTGTAGATGCAGGATTAGGATTTACAATTGATGCGAAAATAAACGTCAATGGATCCCCGCAATACAAAGTACACAATAGCAAAGGTAAAACATACTATATCACAGCAAGTGAAGCCTATGTGTATGTGAAGTAAAAAAACAAGAGCCGTCCTGTTGGACGGCTTTTTTTATTTGTCTTCATTTTCTTCTTCGATCCAAATATCTTCTACACGCATGTTAAGTGCTTTTGCAATACGCATAGCAACTCGAAGTGTCGGCTCACTTTTCCCTCTAACAATCATACTTAATGTTTGATCTGTTATGTTGGCTCGCTTAGCTAATGCAGATTGTTTAATCATTTTATCGGCTAAAATTACTTTCAATTTACAATCCATAAAACTCCTCCCCTTTAAAGCGCTCAATTAAATTTTTGAAAAAACTTTTGATTTTTTTATTGTAGGACAAACAAGTTTGAATAGGTTGTGACATATACCTATACCAAAGCAGCTACAAAGGTAAGGGAACAGGCGTAGCCACAATAAAATAGAAATTCGCTACAAAAGTAGAAACCATGGTAAGCAAATAGAGTCTACCAAAGTAATTACCGATGTACCTATCAAGGTTCGATTACCACGGTTTTGATTCCTGCAACATAATAATAGCGGGTTTTCTAATTTTGTTTATAAAGGAGAGAGGGAAATGGAAAATGGATACGAGGTTATCGGAAATAAAATAAAGTTTTATTTAAATCAAGATCTAACAAAGGGGTGGAATCAAATTCCGAAGCCTAAGTTTAGAAACATGCAAGAAATAAATGAATGGTGTGGAAGTTCTGCTAATGAGATAGTTTGTCAATGGGATGCACTAAATCAAAATGCAATGAGTACATCGGAAACAACGGATTTTTTATATAGGTGGATGAGTTGGTATGTAACCAAACCCTTAGACACCACAGCAGCCGAAATAAGGAAGTTACCGGATGAGTTAGCGGTATTCATTACGAATGTTCCATTCGATGCAATTGACCTATTAAAGCGCACGTCTCAGATGGTTTTAGAGTGTGTATGTTTGATGTTTAAAATGTTCGTGTGAAGGAGTGGTCTTATGTTTAGGAAAAAGGAAATCATACCGTTTCGTGATTTTATGAACGGATCATTTAAAAAGCAGCAGAAGCAAACAAAATTATTAAGCATTGAGCCAATCAGTCCAATAGCGTTTTTCCATATGGCACAACCCCTTGTACACACTTATGTAGCACTTGGCATACTTGGCGGACTAACGATTGGAGCTGTTTTATTGGAAAGATATCTGGTTCAAAATGACCGGATTACAGCAGGTAAATTAGTATCAGATGGACTGTATCACGGACTTCGGATAGGTAGCATTGGTTTTATTGTATATGTGTTCATTCGAGTTGTAAGGATGTTTTAAAGGGAGGGTATGAATGTGATGAAGGAATGGTTTCATAAAAGAGCTATAAAGAATCTTTTAATTGAGGTATTCAAAAAAAGTGGTATTTACTATGAACACCAAACAAGAGGAGGTAAATTACCTGTTTTCCCGAAAATCCATCATGTTCTAGAAACAAAAGATTCTGTCCGATATACATTTACTTTACCAAACGGGGTAGATCCGCAAACGATTGAGAAGAAATGGTTTTGCTTTCAGCAAATCTTAGGGAGGGAACTGGCGATTGAAGGAGATATAAAACGCTTTGTATTGCACTCGTTCAAACATAATAGCTTACAACCGTACTTGTATAACTATTCAGATTGGTTACCACATCTAAAAGGACATAGCATCCCTGTAGTGGTAGGAAAGGACCAATTTGGAAAGTGGATTGTATATGATATGACGGATTCGAATAGCCCACACTTATTAATAGCGGGAGAAACAGGAAGTGGTAAAAGTAGTATGGTACGCGTTATTTTATCTACATTGATTCAACATTTGCCACCAGAATCATTACAGCTGTATTTAGGTGATTTGAAGAACTCAGAATTTCACTTTTTAAGAAGAGTGCAACACGTTAAAAAAGTTTGCATGGAAGAAGTAGAAATGGAGGTAATGTTAAACCAATTGTGGATGGAAATTATCAAAAGACGTAAGTGTATGGAGAAATATGAAGTAGACCACGTTAACGAATACAACAAAGTGACTACAGAGGAAAAATTACCGTATATTTTAATTTGCATTGATGAGGTTGCGATGTTGGAAGATGAAAACGATAGTATGAAAATTATTAGAAAGATATCAGCTGTCGGGCGATCATTAGGCGTATTTTTAATGTTATCGATGCAGCGGCCGGATGCAACCGTTATCGATGGGAAATTAAAAGTGAATATGACAGTCAGAATGGGGTTCCAGTGTGATTCATCGTTAAATGCAGGAATTATAGGTACACCAGGTTCAGAACTGTTAGAGCAATCCGGGCAAATGATTTTCAAATTAAAAGGACTAAAGAAAGTGCAAGCTCCAGAGTTAAAGTTAGAAAAAGCAAAGAAATTAGTGGCTCCTTTCAGAATGACAAAAGAAATAGAAGTAAGTACTGAAGTGAAAGAGGAGCCTTTATTTGGGGTGTTAGATGATGAGGAATAGAGATATGGCTATTTTGAAGAATTTGACTAAATTTCGTTGTATGTCACGGGACGACATTGTGGAATTACACTTCAGCCATTTGAAAAACCCAATAACATCATGCAATACGGTATTAAAAAGATTACGTAGAGATGGACATGTGGAAGTGAATACTACATTCCAGCCATATGTGTATTTTCCACAACCAAGCGCAATTAGAAAAACAAGTCAAAAAATACCACATTTCTTAGGCATAGTAGATGCGTATAAACAATTGATCCAAAATGAGAAACCTAAGATTTTTAAAGTAGAACCGAAGTATGGAAAAGAATATATGGAACCTGACATATTTACGATTTGGCGAAAAGCTCCCTTCTTTATTGAAGTACAAAAATCAATATACAGTAAAGCTGTAATGCAAGAAAAGATTAAAAGATATGAAATGTATTTTTGTGGTATGAAATGGCAAGAAGAATCTTGGCAGCCATCCAATAAAAAAATATTCCCCTCAATTTTAATACTTACTGATAGAAAGTATGATGTCTCCAGTGCAAATTTCCGCATTTTTCAAGCGAATTCAATTAAAGATTTTCTTAATCAAATAACACCCAAACATCCAAAAAAAGAAATCTCTATTCAAGTTGGATCAAGAAAAAATTAA